ATATGGACAAATATGTCCTTGGTTGCACCACTTGGCGTAATGAAACCAAATCCTTTTACAGGATTATACCATTTTAAATTTCCGTTGTTCATTATATTATTAAGTACCCTCTAATTTATACTTATATTTAGTTATAGGAATCTATTTATCAAGAAAACAGTACAAAAAAGTACTGTTTCCTTGTATTAAGTTTATAGAAATTAAAGAGCGTTTTTCTTCTCTTGAATCTCAGCACGTCTTGACTTTGCAAGTTTACCCATGTTACCTAAGGCTTTTCTTGCTCTTGCCGCCGCCGCTTTGACATTCTTTGTATCGAATGACTCTGACTCTTTTAAATAGTTTTCATATTCAGCAATAATTTGCTCATGAATTGTTGACATATCTTTCTCCTGTAATGTGTTTATAAACGGTGCTCCAGAACTTTGCAAGTGGAATACCGTCTACGAATTCGTTCTTATTATATTCGTGTTCGATGATGATAGGGTTCAGTCCAAGTCGTTTACCGACCAATGCATTTTCTACCTTATCTTCTATCCACCAGGCCCCTGAACCTTCGTACTTTGCAAGTGCTTCATCTTTGTCAGCACCCGTAGGCAAAAAGGTAATGTCGGAAATAGTGCCTTTACCAAACACATCTTCGCAGTTCATTCTGCGTAGTGCTTGTGCAGGCCTGTCCGTGTGTAATGATGTGATAGCCTTAAATTCATAGCCTTTTTCTTTAAGTGCTTTCATAACCTCTACACTGTCTCTCAATGGTTCCAAGAAAGCGATCCAAGCACTTCTGTTGAAATACTCGATTAAGAACTTGCCTTGTTCTACACTTATCTCTTTACCATGTCGTTCTTGCATCCATTCAGTAACTTTGTATTTTGTATTGTCTACTTCAACAATATTTTCCAAAGCCATGAATTGTAAGAAACTGTTCTTCCAGTCTAAGACTGTACCGTCAATATCGATTAAAATTAATTTGTTGCTCATGATAATGTTTTAATCCCTGTGGTTACTTCAATATACTTCTTCTGTGTCTCCTTCTCACACTCTGCAATAACCATTACACTTGTTCTTGGTAGTGTAATATCTGCAAGTGGATTAGCAGTCATCATAAAGGAACCTAACACAAGACCTTTTGGACCTTGCATCAGTGTTAACGGCTTATGCAATTTGTAAACATCATCTCCAATAGATTCAATACGAGCAACTATCTCTTCTCCTGATACGAGTTTGATAGATACAGTATCTCCTTTTTTGTATGGTGTTTCAATTAGCATTATTGTTTAATTCCTTCCATTCCGGTTTCTTCAACATATGAAGCCAAAGCCTCATAGCCTCCTATATACTTACCGTTAAGGATAATTTGCGGTACCGATCTTGGCTGTGGCATACCATTTACTTCAAATTCTTCAAGTAATTGCTCACGGGTTAAGTCTGTTCCGACTTCTTTTACTGTGTATTCAATATTCAAATTATCTAATAGTGCCTTTGCTTTAACACACGAAGGGCAAGATGGTTTTGAATAAACGACTGTTGGTTGTTTGCTCATTGTACTTCCTTTGCTTTTGGTTATAGAGTAAATCCTTTGAACGTATCTTTTTCTACGTCTTGTTTAATTCCACCAATTAGATAACTCTCGACTTCTGTTTCTTGTGGTGCGACTTGTAATCCTGCACTTGACAACCAATGTTGTGTCCAAGGTAAAGGATTAGTGTTAAGTGGACGATCGTAAATTGTTTTAAGACCAAGTGCTTTCAATCTCTTGTTAGCAATAAACTCTACATAGGCATGTAGTAAGTTCTCGTTCAAACCAATAATTGATCCGTCTTTGAACAAATAGTCTGCCCAACGTTTTTCTTCGTCAACACAATCTCTCCACATCTGATAAACATCTTCTTCACATTCTTTTGCAATCTTAACAAAGTCTGGATCGTCATCACCTTTCGCCCAATGCTTTAGAATGTGCGTTGAAAGGTTAAGGTGTGTTGCTTCATCTCTTGCAATTAATGAAATGATCTTTGCAGACCCTTCCATAAGTTTAAGTTCACCAAATGCAAACGTACATGCAAATGAAACATAAAAACGTAAACCTTCTAAGATGTTTACAGTCATCATTGCTTTGTACAGTTGTTTCTTAACTTCGTATAAATCGCCTTTACCTCTTTCAAAGTAATCAGTAGCGATATTATAAAACTTATCGTATTCTTTTGTAACACTTTCAGCACGTTCGATAATTTTCTCATCATCTAAGATTGTATCAAACACTTCTGCTGGATCAGGATAGACGTTCTTAACAATATGTGTATATGAACGACTATGGATAGTTTCAAAGAAGTCCCATGCTACAACACAACTTTCTAATTCAGGAACAGAAACATATGGCAAGAAAGCAAGACATGGTCCTCTTCCTTGTACACTATCAAGTAACGTTTGATATTTCAAGTTACTTGTAAAGATATGTTTTTGCTCTGGACGAAACTGTGCATAGTCCGCCCTATCCTTCTGAAGGGAAACCTCCTCAGGTCTCCAAAAATAACTTAACATTGTCTGATTAAGTTTATCAAATTCTGGGTATTTGAATACGTCATACCTCTGAGTATTCTGATCCTCACCAAAGAACATGTGTTGCTTTGTGAAATCTACTTTGTTCTTATTGAACACTGTTTTCTTTGACATTTGCTTTATGCACCTCTCTCTATGTACTTGTATATGTTACTATCTTTATTTAAGTTTGTCAAGTATTAAATTGCACAAGAGTCGCAATATTCTTCGTATTCTTCATCAGAACCGTTAAATTGGTCTCTTGGAACTTCTACATTGACAAGTGGAGTACTTATCTCTTCTTTCGGTTCTTCTACTTCATCAGCACCTTTAAAGTCATAAGTATTCTGATAATAACTTGTCTTCCAACCGTACTTGTATGTGTTCAATAAGTCCTTAAACATTATGCTCATAGGTACTTCATTGTTTTCGAAGTGTGTTGGATTATATGACCAGTTACCACTAATGGCTTGATCGAAAAACTTCTGCATTACTGCTACTATATTGATATAACCATCATTGCTTGGCATATCCCAAAGTAGTGTGTAGTAATTCTTTAATGTAGTATATTGTGGAACAATCTGCTTAAGAGGCCCTTTCTTGCTTTTCTTAACGGACAAGTATCCTCGAGGTGGCTCAATACCGTTTGTGGCATTCGACACAATGGAACTGCTTTCCGATGGCATCTGTGCGGACAAAGTTGAGTGCCGTAGGCCGGACTCAGCGATAAGTGATCTAAGATTTTCCCAATCATACTTTAGTTTAATGTTACATACTTCATCAAGTTCTTTTTTGTAATGGTCAATTGGTAAAAAGCCATCAGCATATTTTGTTCTATCAAAGTAATCACATTTACCTTTCTCTTGTGCAAGTTTGTTAGAAGCCTTTAACAAGTAGTATTGAAATGCTTCTGACAGTTCGTGTACTTTTGTTAATGCTTTCTTGTCGTTGTATTTAACTCCTTCGCGAGCCAAGTAGTGTGCAAGTCCAATATAACCTACGCCTAACGAACGTCTTGCTTTTGTAGATACTTCTGCCGCTTTCACAGGATATCTTTGGTAATCAATAATTTCATCTAATGCTCTAACGGCAAGTTCACATAGTTCTTCTAAGTCATCTAACTCTTTAAGTACACCTACGTTAATTGCAGAAAGGATACACAATGCAATCTCACCTTGCTCATCATCAATGTGCTTCAATGGTTTAGTTGGCAATGTAATCTCTTGACACAAGTTACTCATGTACACTGTGTCTTTGAATGAACTGTGTGTATTAGCATGGTCAACGTTCATAAGATAGATACGTCCTGTTTCAGCACGTTCTTTTAACATTGAACTAAACAGTTCCATTGCTGGAATAGTTTTCTTTTTAACCTTAGGATCCTTTTCTGCTAACTTATAAAGTCTTTCAAACTCTTGTTGGTCGCTATAGAATGCTTCGTATAGTCCTGGCACATCGTGTGGTGAGAAAAGACTTATTTCGCTACCAGCCAAAAACCTTTCATACATTAATTTATTAAGTTGAATTGAATAATCTAACTTACGTACTCTGTTGTCCTCTGTACCTTTGTTATTTTTTAGTACAAGGATGTCTTCAATCTCTTTGTGCCACAATGGAAAATGGACAGTAGCACTACCGCCACGTACACCATTCTGTGTACAACAACGTACAGTACTTTCAAACTTTTTAAGGAAAGGAATAACACCTGTGTGTGCTACTTCTCCTCCTCTGATCTTTGAGTTGATGGCTCTAATTCTTCCACTATTAATTCCGATGCCTGCTCTTTGGGCCGTGTAACGTCCAATAGCCATGTCACTACTAAAAATGGAATCGAGGCTATCATCACTATCAACAAGAACACAAGAAGCAAACTGGCGAACAGGAGTTCGAACGCCTGCCATAACAGGGGTCGGTATGTTGATTTTAAAAAGCGAGGTCGCGTCATAGTATCTCCTTACGTAGTACATTCTTTCCGCTTTAGGATAATTTGCAAACAAAGTTGCGGCAATCATCATATACATGTGCTGAGGAGTTTCAAACAGTTGTCCACTGCTTCTATCTTGACACAGGTACTTGTCAACAATTTGTCTTAGTCCTGCATACGTAAAGTTCTCATCACGGTTACGTTTAATGTATTTGTCTAATGTTAATATTTCTTCTTCTGAGTAATATGCTAAGATGTCTGGATCGTAAACACCACGGTCGATGTTTGTCTTAATCATTTGCATAAGAGGAGCATTGTCGAATTCGCCGTAGACATCTTTGTATGTTGCGTACAATAATAAACGTGACGCCACATATTGATAGTTAGGATTTTCTAAACTAATCAAATCATTTGCAGACTTGATCATAATTTCTTGAATTTCGTCTGACGACATACCATCGTAAAACTGAATGTGTGAACTCATTTCTACTTGCGATGAACTAACGCCTGTTAATCCTTCACATGCAAATTCTACTACCTTGTGGATCTTGTTTACATCTAATGGCTCGCTG